CGAGGATATAACGTGTAACATGGCTCCTTACCAAACGATCGCGTCCCTCCTTCAGTCAAACCTTGACAACAAGGTTCGTCAGAAGCTTCTCGAACGAGTTAAAGATAGTGATGTCAACCTTGGTGTCATTTGGGGTGAACGTGAGCAGACGTTTCGTCTTCTCGCAGATGCCCTTAAGAAACTAGGGAAGGCTTACAATCAAGCTCGATCGGGTAACTTCTCAGGAGCAGGGCGAACACTCACCGGTTCAACCGGACGTGCTAGCTCAACTATCGCAAGGAATTGGCTTGAACTTCAGTACGGATGGCTCCCTCTAATGTCCGATATCTATGGGCTTTGTGCTACCGTGCACAAGGCGTCTCGACATCGGGAATATGTGGTCGTCCGTTACCGTAGTAAAATCCAAGATTCGTTTAGTGACGTCTTTTCGGCAGCGGACAGTCTTCACTATCGCACGAGCGAATCATTCTATGAATCATCCGCAAGGGTGAAGATGAGAAGTTCCTCTATGTTCTTATCTACTGCCTCTGAGCTTGGTTTAACCAATCCTTTGGCGGTCGCTTGGGAACTAGTGCCTTTCTCCTTTGTAGTCGACTGGGCTCTTCCTATTGGTTCATTTTTAAACCAAATCGATGCGTCGGTGGGCTGGACGTTTGTAACGGCCAGCCTAACGAAGTATAGTAAGGATAGCGCTAAGACGATAAAGGTGTCAAAAAACTTGCCAGCTGTTTTTGCGTATCGTGAATGCAATGTGGTTCGAGAGATGCATCGGATGTCAGTCGTTAGGGCCGGGATTGTTTCCTGGTCTCAACTCCTGTCTCTGCCGTATATCAAGAACCCTATCTCACTCACTCACGCAGCTAATGCCCTGGCTTTATTAACTTCTAAGAGGTAATTACCATGGCTATTATTGCCAATATGACTATCGCGGATGGCGCAGCCACTCCCGTAAACCATACGTTCACCGCTAAAGGCGTGTTGAATGGCGTCGCGAAATGGAAAGACCAAGTCTCTGGTGTTGAACTCGGTATGCCCACGATCACTGCTTCGATTCGTGAGTCGACTAAGACCAACCCGATGACGAAAGTCACCATCAAGCTTCGCCTGCCGGCGCTCGAGACGGACCCAAGTTTCTTGGTTCCAACCCTCGCTTATGAGGACTCGTGCACCATTGAGTTCTTGACGCATACTCGCGATACGCTTCAGAATCGCGACGATTTGCAGACCTTCGTTTACAACATGCTCAATCAGTCTGCTATGATTGCGCTTGTGAAGGACCGCGAAGTTATCTGGTAACCGTGAAATTCGGCTACTAGCGTAACTGACGTCAACCACTCAATAAAGGCCTCCTATGAAGACCCAGTCTCATAGTTCGCAACTAGCTCAGCTATTGCGATCACGCGTTAGCTCGTCTGCTACAGACGATGCAATATCTTCATTTCTTCATGATCTCGATACTCCTCGCTCTTTAACTGTTTGGCTCCTTTATTCCTTAAAGGAGCATGATCAGTTAGTCAGTTTGGATATCGATCCGTTGGATTACTCCGACGCTAACCGTTTTCGGTTAGACTACATTGCGACTCACTTTTTATCTAAAGCCGACTTCCTCGACACTTCTGTATCGAAGAAAAAAGCGGCGATGGATAAATTTTATAAGTTCGAACGTCAATGCGGTGAAACTAATGATCGTCTTCGTCGAAACCTCCCCTCTCCATCGCTAACAAACGATGAAGACTGTTGGCTGCGTAACGCAGTCACCAGCAAAATAAGGCTGATTCTTGAAGATTTTTCACCTGAAGAGTTTGTCGATAGTTGCAATTGGGGTCCTGGCGTAACAACCCTGTTGAAGGGGAGTCACGTTTCGGCCGCTAATAAATTCCAGTCTGAGACTGGAATAACACGCGACTTGTACGCCTTTGTGAAACCTTGGTTCGCCGAGGCTTTCCCTATGTGTGCCCTTCATCTTTGGTCATTGGAAGCCGACCAGAGTAACGATGGGTTCACATTCGAAAAAGGCAACGTAATAGTCACGGTTCCGAAAAATAGTAAGACAGATCGAGTTATCGCAATTGAACCTGGTTGGAACCTTTGGTTCCAGAAAGGTATCGGTGCGATGATCCGACGTCGTCTCGCTCGATTCGGAGTGGACCTTAACAACCAGAGTAAGAATCAACAATTTAGTCACGAAGGGGCCTTTGATGGTCACTTGGCGACGATTGATTTTAGCTCTGCGAGCGATAGTATCAGTATCGAAACTGTCCGTGAGGTATTACCTTACAAATGGTTTCAGATCCTTGATGTTGTTCGTTCTAAGGTTGGTGTCAGCAGCGAAGGCGTTGTCCGATGGAAGAAATTCTCTTCTATGGGCAACGGCTTTACGTTCGAGCTTGAGTCATTGATATTTTTCGCAGCCGCTTGCGTGGCTTGCGACTTCTGTCATATCTCATGTTCGGATATATCCGTTTTCGGGGATGATGTAATCATTCCGGTAGGAGCTGTTGACGTCTTCTCGAGATTATGCCAAACGCTTGGTTTCACGGTAAATGCACAGAAGAGTTTCTCTTCGGGGCCTTTTCGTGAATCTTGCGGTAGTCATTATTTCGAGGCGTTGGACTCAAGCCCGTTTACCTTAAAGGTAAACTTCAAACGTTCCAATCCCTTTTTAAACTACTCAACGCAGTTAGGCTCCTCGCTCATCGATTCGGGTTAAACCGATTCTGTGACCGAAGGTTTCTTCCTACGTGGCGTAGTTTGTATAAGCGCGTACCCAAGCCGTTACGGCTTGGGATACCTCGTGGTTTCGGCGACGGCGGCATCATCATGAATTTTGATGAGGCACGTCCGTCTCTGGCTCCTCGAAGTAACGAGCTAACCTGGGAAGGTTACTCGATCCGCATGGTATTGGAGATTGGGGTTACCCAATCGTTTGACGCTCCCGGTCTTTTACTAGACCGGGTGCGGGGTGGTTCGACGGTAGCATATGGCAATTGCTATACGCTAAGAGGCCAGGTGAAGACACGAGTTTCTCGCGTCTTCATCCCGTCGTGGTACAACCTCGG